CGGCACACTTCTCCATCTAATAATTTGACTGAAGTTGTGGTGACTAGCGGCGTTGTTCAAACTACTGGGGTAGCTTCACTATCTAATACATGGCCTTTCAGTGTTATGCGAAAGGCTGTTTTTGCGTTTAATCTAAATGATTTTCGTGGCGCACTTAGCGGGACATTAACAGCCGCAGACACAACAGGGACAATACCGACTGTTACTCAACTACAGCTAGGTAATGGCGTGGCTATTAGCGTATTAAGCGGCTATCTGCAGCGCATCACGTATTACCCGCGCCGTCTGACCGACGCAGAACTTCAAACTTTAACTACATAAATTATGTACTACAACTTACACCTCAAATTTGTAGATCAAGCTCAAGCTGACGCGGTGCTGTTTGATGAGCAAACCTATGTACAGGACGATGTAGCTGAGACTTACAAAGTGCCCAGGTACGTAGCCATCGACATCATTGGCACCATCTATGAGCATACGGGCAAGACGTTAAATACCGAAGATGGTTATATACCTGAAACGGTTCCAATGGAAGGGTGGCATGTCAATGTACGACACACTGCAGAAATGCCTGAGCTTGAAGAGTATGCAGTGAAAGTTAAAACTCCTGTTCGTGCTTGGGCATAATCATGGCTAAAACGGCAGCTTGGACTCGCAAAGAAGGTAAGGCTGAATCTGGGGGCCTAAATGCCAAGGGAAGGGCTTCGTATAACAAAGCTAACCCTGGCAAACCTGGGCTTAAGGCACCACAGCCTGAAGGTGGTCCACGTAAAGACTCATTTTGCGCCAGGATGACAGGGATGAAGAAAAAGCTTACCAGCGCCAAGACTGCTAAAGACCCAAACAGCCGCATCAATAAATCTTTAAAAGCCTGGAACTGCTGACATGGATAACACAGACGCAAAACACGTAATGGATGCGCTGTCCGTATTTACAGTGGTGGGTACACTTATGGAATATCTACCACACGTTGCAGCAATCTTTACTATTGTTTGGACAGGCATTCGTATCTACGAGACCCCAACCGTGCAGAAGCTAATCCACGGTAAACCTTTGGAGAAAAGTGATGCCGAGTAGTTCAAAGAAGCAACATAATTTTATGTTAGCTATTGCAAAATCACCCGCCTTTGCTAAAAAGGTGGGTATCCCCCAGAGCGTCGGCTCTGATTTTGAACAGGCCGATAAAGGCCGTAAATTCGCAAAAGGCGGTGAAACTATGGCTACTAAAGACATGATGGATAAAGTAAAAGATAAGGCTATGATTAAGAAAGCCTTTAAGCAGCACGACATGCAAGAGCATAAGGGCGGCAAAGGCACTGAGTTAAAGCTGAAAAAGGGTGGCGCAGCTAAGATGATGATGGGTGGCCCCGCTAAAAAGATGGCGGGTGGCGGTTTCACACGTGCTGCTGACGGTGTTGCCACTAAGGGTAAGACCAAGGCTATGCAAGTGAAGATGATGAATGGGGGTAAGTGCTAATGAAACGCCGTAAATTTGCTGACGGTGGTGAGACCACCGAAATGATGCCAGATGGTAAACCTCGTTTTGCCGAAGACACCTATGCCCGCGCCCGTCGCTTTGTAGAAAGTGGTGGGCAGAAGGAAGAAACTAAAACCGCAGTTAAACGCGCTCGTAAGGTAGAAACCGACCCTACTGCTGGTGAAGCTAAAGATAAAGCTGCACAACGTGCTGCTGATATGGGGGATGAAGCCCCCGTCAAACGATCTAGCGGTCGGGCAGAAATTCCTATTGACCCCAATGGCCCTAAAGCACCTAAATCTACTGGCGAAGACACCTCTGGTCCTAGTAATCTTGGGCGCATTCTGTCTGCTGGCGGGGCGGGTATTGGGGCGTTAGGGACTGCCGCTGCTATGCGTACCGCAGGCCATGCTAACCGTGTGGCAAAACGTGTAGCTAAAGCAATTGACTCTGCGAATGCCTCAGGTAAATCTACAGCACCGACGGTGCAAGCGGTAAAGAGCGCTGAAAAGTACTCTCCGAAGCAACAGTTAGAAGCTGGGGAATCTGCATTACGTGGTGCTACTAATCGGGCGAGGCTTAAAAACCTCCGAGAAGAACTTGACATGTCTGGTGCGGGCATGAAAAAAGGCGGCACCGTCAAAAAGTACGCTTCAGGTGGTATGGTCGGCAGTGCTTCGCGCCGCGCTGATGGCATCGCCACTAAGGGTAAAACTAAGTGTAGGATTGTGTAATGTTAAATTCCCGGGGCATGGGTGCCATCAACCCTAGCAAAATGCCTTCCCCCAAAAAGGTGAAGCGCAAGGACAACCCTAATACAGTAGATATGTATAAGGAGGGTGGTACCGTTAATGCCGCCGGGAACTACACGAAGCCTGATATGCGTAAGCGTATCGTGGCGCAAGTTAAGGCTGCAGCTACTCAAGGCACGGGCGCAGGGCAGTGGTCAGCCCGCAAGGCACAATTAGTAGCTAAGAAATATAAGGATGCTGGCGGAGGGTACAGAGATTGAAAGCACCTCAGAAATCTCTGCAAGAGTGGACCGCACAAAAGTGGACTACTAAGAGTGGTAAACCATCCAGCAAAACTGGGGAACGTTACCTACCCTCCGCAGCCGTCAAAGCACTAACCCCCGCAGAGTATGCGGCTACTACCGCTGCAAAACGCAAGGGTAAGGCTGAAGGCAAACAGTTTGTAGCACAACCTAAACGCATTGCTAAGAAAACAGCAGGTTACAGATAATGGCTACATCAGGCACCACGGCATTTAATTTAGACCTTACCGAACTGGTTGAGGAATCGTTTGAGCGATGTGGTGCAGAGTTACGCACAGGCTATGACCTGAAAACGGCACGGAGGTCTTTGAATCTCCTTTTTGCTGATTGGGCTAACCGTGGTGTGAACTTATGGACGGTAGAGCAAGGGTCTATTACGCTCGTTGCAGGCACGGCTACTTACAATTTGCCCGCAGATACAGTAGACCTACTTGAACACGTTATCAGGACTGGCGCTGGTGTAGCATCTACGCAAGCTGATTTAAACATCACTCGCATCAGTGTTTCAACCTACGCTACTATCCCGAATAAACTAGCGCAAGCTCGACCGATCCAAGTTTACATTAACCGCCAATCTCCTATCCCTACTATCACTGTATGGCCTGTACCGGATTCTGGCACTACATACACTTTTGTTTACTGGCGTCTGCGCCGTATTCAAGACGCGGGATCGGGTGTTAATACAATGGATGTGCCGTTCCGTTTTCTCCCATGCATGGTAGCGGGGCTAGCGTACTACCTGTCGATGAAACTCCCAGGTGCTTTAGAACGCATGCAAATGCTGAAAATGCAGTATGATGAAGCTTGGGATTACGCGTCTACCGAAGACCGGGAAAAAGCAGCTATTCGTTTTGTGCCTCGCCAGCAATTTATCTCATAAATCATGGGCAATAGATTCACCGCAGGCAAAAAGGCGATATCGGAGTGTGACCGATGCGCTTTTCGCTTCAAGCTTAAAGACCTAAAAGAACTGGTCATTAAGACCAAGAATGTTAACATCTTAGTGTGTAAGCAATGCTGGGAGATGGATCACCCGCAGTTGCAGCTTGGCATGTATCCGGTTGACGATCCGCAGGCCCTTCGCAACCCCCGGCCCGACCAAAGCTACTTCACTTCAGGAGTCACGGTAACGGGGTCAATCGGGGAAGGGAGCCGAATTTTCCAGTGGGGCTGGGCGCCAGTAGGGGGCGGGTCGTCAGAATCACTAACCCCAAACAACTTAGTAGCAGTCGGCGCAGTTGGCACCGTAACAGTCAGTACAAACCCGTAACTTTTTGAGGAAACATTATGAGCGATAAAACTGTCCCTATCCAAAAGTCCATCAAGGCCCCTAAAGGTAAGCCGGGTGGCCCGACCACCGATGACCGTGCTAAACTTGGCCGGAACCTCTCCCGTGCCAAAAACCAAGGGAACTAATCATGCCTAAATTCAGCAAGAAAATGATGGGTAAAGAAGTGGGCGATGCTGCTGTGTATGCTGAGCCCCATACTGAGGTTAAAGACGGCGGCACCAGCATGATGGGGCGTGCTACCCCCGTCACTATCGGCCCGCTGTATGAGCCAAAAACCACCGGCATTAAGATGCGTGGCACAGGTGCAGCTACCAAAGGCACCATGAGCCGTGGCCCGATGGCCTAATTAGAGGGTGGCGATGAACTACACTGAATTAAAAACCGCAGTTCAAGATTACACTGAAAATACGTTTTCGGATGTAGACTTCGCCACCATGACTAAACTGGCTGAGCAGAGGATTTACAACTCTGTTCAGTTGCCTTCGTTACGGAAAAACGTAACTAGTACGTTAACTTCCGGTTTTCAGTACTTAACTACACCCCCTGATTTTTTATCAGTATTTAGTATTGCAGTTATTGATGGCACCGGGGCGTATACATACCTTATAAACAAGGATGTAAACTTTATCCGTGAAGCGTACCCTACTGTTAACGCAACAGGCACCCCAAAGTATTACGCTATATTTGGCCCAGATGTTGATACCCCCTCAACTTTGACATTTATTTTAGGGCCTACTCCGAGTGCAGCGCTCTCCACAGAACTTCACTATTTTTACTACCCTACCTCTATTGTAACCGCTGGCACTACGTGGCTAGGCACAAACTTTGATTCTGCGCTATTTAACGCAGTGATGGTTGAGGCTATTAGATTCATGAAGGGCGAAGCCGATATGGTTGCTCTTTATGCTGAACAATACAAACAATCACTCACGTTACTTAAGAACCTTGGCGACGGGAAGCTGCGTCAAGATACTTACCGCAGTGGGCAGCTTCGCACTCAAGTTATTTAAGGAAAAATTATGGCTATTACACAAGCGTTTTGCACTTCTGCCAAAGTTGGTTTTCTGACTGGCACATATGCGCCTACAACAGACACAATGAAAATTGCGCTTTACACCAGCGCAGCCGATTTAAGTGCAACTACTACGGCCTATACCACTACAGCGGAAGTAGTTGGTACTGGATATACTGCTGGCGGTAACACTTTGACTGGTGCTGCTATTAGTTATTCAGGAACAACGGCTTGGCTTACTTTTAGTAACACTAGCTGGACTACCGCAACCCTCACTGCCCGTGGCGCACTAATTTACGACTTTAGCAAATCAAATGCTGCTATTGCAGTTCTAGATTTTGGGTCTGATAAGACTTCTACTGCGGGCACCTTTACTATCGAAATGCCTGCTGCCGCTGCTGGTTCTGCTTTAATTCGTATTGCGTAAGTTTCTAGTAGCTTAATAATGGCTGTTGTAATTCTATCCGGCAGTGGCACATGGAGCCTACCTGTCGATTGGGATGATGCAGCCAACACTATTGAGCTTATTGGTATAGGAAGGGCAGGGGCGGCTGGAGGGACATCGGCAAGTGGCGGTGGTGGCGGCGGCGGCGCGTACACTAAAGTAACTAACGTCCCACTTAAATTAAGAAACAACCAAGGGTACATAACAAATTTCGGTTATGTAACCAACAATACCAGTTCTAATACCAATTTCATCTATGGTGTAGTAAATTTTGACGTTGACGGCGATCCTGTATACGGCAACATATTTACTGCTGGACAAGCGCAAGCAGCTAGTGGCATTACCGGCGGTGCTGGCGGAACAGTAGAAACCCTTCAACGATTAGTTGCTGTAAATTACTACACTACGGGATTTGCAGGCGGCGCCGGTGGTAACGGTCGATTAAGTTCCATATCTGCTGGCGGTGGTGGTGGTGGCGCAGCGGGAGTTAATGGTGTAGGCGGTGCGGGGGGCGCAAATACCGGAACCTTTGGCACAATTGGCAGAGGCGGTGGTGGTGGTAATGGTGGGGGTGCTGGTAGCAGCACTAGCGCTACTGGAGGTACTGCTGGAACTGGTGCTGGAGCAGGCGGCGCTGGCGGTGCTTTAAACACAGCGGGTTCAGTAGGTGGGGCTGGAACTACTGCATACAGCGGTGGCGGTGGTGGTGGCGCTGGGGATGGTGCAGCTGTATCTGGCGGTGCTGGTGGGCTGTATGGCGCTGGTGGTGGTGGCGGTGGATCAACTACTAGCTCTACCGGGGGAGCAGGCTCTAATGGCGTTATTATAATAACGTACACCCCACTTGTAAGAGTTGCAGTTACCGGCGTATCCGCCACAGGCAGTATTGGCGATGTAACAGCAAGAGGAGATGCTAATTTTTCTGTTACTGGAGTCTCTGCCACAGGTGCTATTGGAAGTGTAGCTGTAAGTGGGGAAGCTAATTTTTCTGTTACTGGAGTCTCTGCCACAGGCGATATTGGTGATGTAGCTGTAAGTGGGGACGCTAATGTTTCGGCTACTGGAGTCTCTGCCACAGGCAGTATTGGTGATGTAACTGCAGCAATCAGTATTTTTGCGCCAGTTACCGGAGTTTCTACTACAGGTAGTATTGGGGATGTAACATTAACAGGCGCAGCTAATGTCTTTGTTACAGGAGTTTTTACCACAGGTAGTATTGGTAGTGTAAGCGTAGTAACTGACGTTAATGTACTAATCACTGGAGTTTTTGCCACAGGCAGCATTGGTGATGTAAACGTAACAATCAGTATTTTTGCGTCAGTTACCGGAGTCTCTGTTACAGGTAGTATCGGCGCTGTTACTGTAGCGGCTGATGCTAATGTACAAGTTACAGGTATATTTAGTTATACACAAATTGGATACATATTATTTTGGGATGTAGTCCCTATTGGTGTCATCGTAGATTGGTCACCCATTACAGACGCACAAATTCCTGATTGGGGGAATATTGATGATACACAATCGCCAAACTGGCAACCCATTATTGCATAGGAATTAAAATGCCATCAAGCTTTACTACCTCCCTACGTTTAACTCTGCCGGTAACAGGTGAAAACTCTGGTACTTGGGGCGATCTTGTAAACACAGGTATCACCAACTTAGTTGATGCCTCAATTGCAGGGTATGCTGCTGTCACTATGACAGATGCTAATTACACGCTCACTAGTGTAAATGGTGCAGCGGATGAAGCCCGCAAAATGCTGTTGAACATCAGTGGCACGCTAACGGCTGCACGTAATGTCATTTGCCCGACTGCCAGTAAGCTGTACTTTATTAAGAACGCCACAACGGGTGGGTTCGCAATCACGCTAAAAACATCGGCAGGCACTGGCATCAGTGTGCCTAACGGTAAATCTATGGTGCTGATGTGTGATGGCACTAATGTACTTGAAGCAGTAGACTTTACAACCACCGTTAACACTACAAACCTTGCTTACACCGGCACGCTGACGGGCGGTACTGGCATCGTTAATCTTGGCAGTAATCAGTTCTATAAAGACGCTAGCGGGAATATTGGTGTTGGAACGACAACACCTACTGTAAAACTTGACGTTATTGGGGCCGGTGATGGCGGGCTTCAGTACCGCACGGGAACTCGCACTGTCGGCATTGGTCAGACAGCAAGCGAAGCTAGCGTATATTGGGGCAGCACAACCCCTTTGACGTTCTTTAGTGGTTCTGAGCGCATGCGGATCGACAGCAGCGGGAACGTGGGGATTGGTACTGCGTCCCCCGGAACAATTTTGGATGTGGCGCGCTCGCAAGCTAGCGGGACAACGCTGCGAGTCAGCAACTCAAGCATTGCAAACGGAGCGTCCGCACAATCTTGGGTTCAAGCGGACGCAACTGACCTAAGAATGGTTGCGTGGTCTGCCGCCACCCCTACTCTTGGTGGCACATCGTGGTTGTTTACGGGCACCAATACTGCCTTGGTTCTTGGCACGAACAGTACCGAGCGGGTGCGGATTGACAGCAGCGGGAACGTGGGCATTGGTGCCACGCCAAGCTACAAGCTGGAATCGCGGGCGGCTAACGCGGCTGCAGTCATGGCAACTTCGGGCGCAGCCGGCAGCTTCGTCATCAATGGTGTCGGCCGCACTGCGTTTGAGGGTGGTATGGCGGTGGCTGGCGCGCCCAACAATTTTATCAATGGCACTGCGGCCGGGGACATTGCTTTTTATAACGCAAACGCTACCAATGTGTGGTTTGGTGTGGTCGGCGCTGGTAACACAATTTTCACCACCAACAACACTGAGCGCATGCGTATCGACAGCAGCGGGAATGTGGGGATTGGCGCCAGCAATCCACTAAACACGCTTCATGTGCGCTCCCAAACATCTGTTCCCGCGCAGTTCACGCGAAATTCAGACGTCACTGTCAACGGCGCCAGCGGCATTCAACTGGAGCTAAGTGCGCTAAACGGGAGTACCCCGACAAGCGCCGCTGCCTTTGGCGCGGTTCTGGATAACCCAGCAAGTACGGGCGTGTTGTATTTCAGCACGCGAACTGCTGGTGCGCTGACTGAAAAGATGCGGATTGACAGCAGCGGGAATGTGCTGGTAGGGACGACAAGCACAACCCCAAATCCCGGTTTTGTAATTGGGCCGAGTGGGTTTACTTCAACTGGGAACGATGCTGGTGCTTCTGGTTTTGTTTTTGCTTACTACGTCAGAAGCGGCTCAACGATTGGGTCCATCACCCAGTCAGGCACCACGGCAGTCCTCTACAACACCACATCAGATGGCCGGTTGAAGACCAACATCGTTGATGCAGCAGATGCCTCTACACTAATTGACAGCATCAAGGTCCGTAGCTTTGACTGGATCAGCGACAACTCGCACCAGCGTTATGGCATGGTCGCACAAGAACTGGCCGATGTGGTGCCAGAAGCAGTGCATGCGCCTGCTGATCCAGAAGAAATGATGGCAGTGGACTACAGCAAGCTTGTACCATTATTGGTCAAAGAAATCCAATCTCTCCGTGCCCGTGTTGCGGCGCTTGAACTTTGAAAGTAAATACCATGTCAAACATTACACAAACTTGGGTTGTTGAACAGATGAGTGCCTACCCTCAAGCAGAGGGTGAAACCGATGTAGTTTTTTCGGTTGCATGGCGCTTAAACGGCACTGATGGCACTTACAACGCAACCTGCTATGGCTCTGTTGGAGTTACCTATGTTGCGGGCACACCGTACACTCCTTATGCTAACCTGACTCAAGACCAAGTTATTGGCTGGGTGCAGAGCGCATTGGGCGCAGAACAAGTTGTAGCCTATGAGTCTTACATTGACACCCAGATCGCAAACCAGATCAATCCCCCAGTGGTGACCCCTCCGCTGCCTTGGGGTGGCTAATAGGGGGAGAGTGTGACCCAAAGAAAAGTTTCAACCCTGTGGGCGTCTGGATGGCGCCCTTTTTACGGGTGGATAGGATGCATTGGCTTCCTATATACAGTTTTGTTGCAGCCGCTACTTGCATGGTATGCTCTGCTACGCGGGTGGCCCGAACCCCCAGTTATTAGCACTGATACGTTAATGGTAGTTATTACCGGGGTATTAGGTATCGGTGGGCTTCGCACCTATGAAAAGCAAAAAGGTGTAACCAAGTAAGGTTTATATGCCACTAAAAAAACTGATGTTTAAGCCTGGGGTTAACCGGGAGAATACCCGCTACACCACCGAAGGCGGGTGGTATGACTGCGACAAGGTTAGGTTCCGGCAAGGCACACCTGAAAAGCTTGGTGGCTGGCAACAAATTTCAAACAACCAATTTCTGGGTATTTGCCGGTCACTGTGGCCGTGGTCTGTCTACGTAGGCGCTGGTACTAATTTAAAGTATTACATCCAGAGCGGTGGTGCGTACAACGACATCACTCCTATCCGTGATACCACAGCCGCAGGCGCAGTGACTTTTGCGGCTACTAATGGTTCAGCAGTTATTACTGCCACTGACGCAACGCACGGGTGCGTCACGGGTGATTTTGTTACTTTTAGCGGCGCTGTATCGTTAGGTGGAAACATCACTGCTGCGGTGTTGAATAAAGAGTATCAAGTTACTGTACTAAGTGTAAACACATACACGTTTACTGCTACAGCTACTGCAAATGGTAGTGATACTGGAAATGGCGGCGCATCAGTAGTTGCAGCGTATCAAGTAAATACAGGTGATGCAATCCAAGTTCCTTTGGCGGGCTGGGGCGCAGGAGGTTGGGGCTTAGGTACTTGGGGCATCGGAACAGCAGGAGCAACCACTTTACGCATTTGGAATGCCTACAACTTTGGCACTGATTTAATCTTTGGCCCTAAAGGTGGTGCGCTTTATTACTGGGCAGCTTCTTCTGGTCTTTCTGCCAGGGGTGTTGCTGTATCTGGTTTAGCAAGTGCTTCAGATGTGCCTTTATTTGCGGACAATCTATTAGTATCGGATGCGTCTCGCTTTGTTCTGGTGTTTGGAACTAATGAAATCGGGTCTGTTACTAAAGACCCAATGCTAATTCGTTGGTCGGATCAAGAAAGCGCAGTAAATTGGACCCCAGCACCCACCAATCAAGCAGGCAGCTTGACCCTATCGCACGGCACTGATATTCAAGCAGTAGCGCAAGTGCGTCAGGAAATCTTGATTTGGACTGATACTTCTATGTACTCGCTTCAGTACTTAGGGGGATCAATTGTTTGGGGTTCACAGTTACTTGCAGACAATATATCTATTGTTAGTGATCGGGCTTGGGCAACCGCATCAGGTATTACCTACTGGATGGGCGATGAAAAGTTCTACCAATACAGTGGACGTACTGAAGTATTAAACTGTAATCTCCAGAAAGCTATTTTTACAGACTTTAACTTTAATCAAAACCAGCAAGTATTTGCTTCTACTGTAGAGCAGTTTAATGAGGTTTGGTGGTTCTACTGTACTGCTAATAGCGACACAATTGATAGATACGTTGTTTATAACTACTTAGAAAACGCTTGGTACGACGGAACGCTTCCACGCACAGCTTGGATTGACAACAGCGTGGTGTCTAATGTCCCGATTGCAGCGGACTATAACAATCGTTTAATCTATCAAGAAACTGGCGTTGACGATAACGCAACCAGCACTACTCTCCCTATTGATGCGTACATTACATCGTCGGAGTTTGACATTGATGACGGCCACAACTTTGGATTTATCTGGCGCGTAATTCCAGATATTACTTTCCGAGGCTCTACTGCCGCTTCGCCTAGCGTAGATATGACGTTGTTGCCGCTACAGAATTCAGGCTCTGGTTATAACAATCCACTATCTCAAGGCGGCAGCAGTTTTGGCGCAGTTACCCGAAGTTCTACAGTGCCTGTAGAGCAATTTACAGGGCAGATTAACGTGCGCGTGCGTGGGCGTCAGATGGCGTTTAAAGTGGAGTCTACTGCGATTGGTGTGCAGTGGCAGCTAGGCGCTCCACGAATTGATATTCGGGTGGACGGGCAAAAATCGTGAGTGTAATTAAAGACTTCCGGGCGCCTGCGCTACCGTTAGCTGCCAGGGATTACAACGAACAAGCCACTAATCAGATGGCTAATATTCTTCGTCTGTACTTCAATCAGATAGACCAGATTCTCTCAAGCATCGCTAATGCGGTAACAACTACTCCTTATAGAGCGAATATTACTGGGGCCGTATCTATTGACCTTTCGTCTATTACTTCTACCAACTTAAACCTCACGATGACAGGCAATGTCACCAGCTTTGCGCTTACAGGCCCTGTCGATGGCGCTGCGTACAGCATTAGGTTTATTCAAGACGCTACAGGTGGCAGAACATTTGCAGGGTTCCCAGCAGTATTTAAGTTTGCTGGTGGGGTAGCGCCAGTGTTTACTACTACTGCAAACGCAGTAAACTTTTTAACAGCCCAATACGGAAGCACTGAAGGCACGTATATGGCTAGGTTTAGCGCAGGCATGGCTTAATTGCCGGGGGCAAATATGGCAATCCGAAACTTACAATCGTTTAACCGAGACGCTGACCTATACGGCGAGGATCTAGTAGACCTCGTTAGCACCCCTATTACCCCACAGAAGACTGTACAGCCAGTCAATCAGCAGACGATGGTGGCACCTGCGGCAGTAGTTAACCCGCCTGTAGCTGCGCCACCCCCGCCTGCGGATTTTCAATCTGTATATCAATTTGACCCAACCACGCTCGGTGCAGCACAAAAGTATTACAAAACTCCTAATGTTGACCAAGATTACTATCAACAAAAACTTAACGATTATGAGCTGCAGCGAGAGCCTACTAATATGCTCAGACATATGCTTAGAGGAACAAAACCTTTAAATGTAGTCCCCGGAAACTATGATGATTGGGTTAAGCAGCAATACAGTGACGCTGGTGTAGAGGCCAAAAAAGCCTATAACACTCAAATTACGTCAGATATAACCGGAGGGTTAACTGACTATTGGGGCAAGATCGGTGTTGACCCAACAATTAAGGGTGTAAATCGCGCTAATGAACTTGCAGGCATTCTTGCGCATTACGGCGTTACAGATTTAAGCCAACTTAAATTTAAAGGAACTCCTTACGAAGAAATGCGCGGTGGAGAAACTATTGAAGGCGAATCCTCCTCCTACACAAATCCAGAATACTTGCATAAAGGCACTAGAGGACAACTACTGCATGGGGATAAAACTCTTGGTTTTTTAGGTGGTGTTGGTAGTAAAGGCGAAAAAGGGTATGAATCTTCACACAAGTACCCGGAGTACCTAGAAGAAGCTGGCGATAACGTATATAAACTTTCTGAATCATACGCTGGCAAAGGAGCGGTTGATTATTATGCTAAAGTAGACCCAAAAACAGGGGCCGTGCAAGCAATCTATCCTCAATGGAGATCTACAAGCGATGCTGGCGATATCGCTATGGCCTTAAGTTTTCTTGCTGTCCCATTCATGGGGCCGCTAGCCACATCACTTGGTGGTGCTATTGGCGGTATAGGTGGGCTAAGCGCTGCAACGGTAGGACAAATTGCTGCAAACTCGTTAGTTCAAGGCACTTTAGGCGGGTTAAGTGCAGAAGCACAAGGCGGAAACTTTGGGTCTGGTTTTGGTAAAGGTGCCGGAATTGGTGGAATTACTGCGGGGCTTGGCGCGGGCGCGTCTGAACTACTTGGTAGCGCTTTTGCGCCTGCGGGCTATATGCCGGGGGAAGCTACTGCTGGCGGTTTTGGTACCCAAGTTCAAAACACAATTGGTAGCGGGCTTAAAGACCTTGGGCTGTCTGCAGATTTGGCAGAGGGTATCGCCTCAAATACTAAGCCTTTTTTTAGCGGGGCAATAAAAAGCGGTACTACCGCAGCGCTTACAGGGGGTAATGTATTGGAAAGCGCCCTTACTGGGGGGTTTGGTAATGCAGTAAGTACAGGCGTCGGTAAGGGCGTTAGTGATTTTTTGCCTGAAAGAATAACTGGCAACCCTAACGTTGATTTTGCAATCACAAAAGGGGTTGGTGATATTGCAGGCGCTTTAACAAAGGCAGGTATTACTGGTGGCAATGTCAATGTTGTAAACACATTGATTCCTTCTATTGCGCAGGGCATTTCTGACGAGTACAAGCTGCCGCTAAACCAAGTCCAGACCGGCCTTAATATTGCATCAAAGGTACTTCAAGGCGGTGAACTAACTCCAAGTGATATTATTAATATTGGGAAAACATTTGGCACAAAATCTAGCCCCACGACTAAAACAGTTGACGCTGGTAAAGGTAGTAGCTTTGAAGACGAAGGTGGCGAAAGCGGGATTGACGACATCTTATATCCAGCAGATTCGCAGACAGAAGTTCCGTCTATTGACCAAGAATTAGGTTTTAGTAACTACGAATTACCAGATGACCTTAAAATGTCTGGTGAGCGTTCTAACATTGACATCACCCCAGGTGCTGGTTCTCAGCAGGTAGTTGTCACACCGCCTCCGCCGTCTATTGACCAAGAATTAGGTTTTAGTAACTACGACTTACCAGTCGATCTTAAAATGTCTGGTGAGCGTTCTAACATTGACATCACCCCAGGCGCTGGTTCTCAGCAGGTAACAATAACCGGAAGAAATCCTGATGATTATTTATACAACCCTGCGCCAAGAGAAGTAACTGCTATTCAGCCGCCTACAGAAGTTGATGTAGGTGACTATTTAGACTCGCTGCCACAGGACGTATTAAACACTATCCCAAACATTACAGGGCCAGCACCCCCGCCGCCTATTGACCAAGAAATTATGCCAGGGGTGTCACCGTCACCGTCACCGTCACCGTCACCGTCACCGTCACCGTCACCGTCACCGTCACCGTCACCGTCACCGTCACCGTCACCGTCACCGTCACCGTCTTTCCCGCCAGAATTGCTAGCCCTACTTGCATTAGGTGATGATGAGCAAGTATCATCAAGCCAATTAGCGGATATGGGGGAATTTGACGTGGATAGCCTCTCATATTTCTTACAGGAACAAAAAAGTAAAGCAGCGCAAGCTAGGCAGACGCAACAAGCTAGATTTTCGCGGTTACTTGCGATGCTTGAAGAACCTAAATCTAAGGGGTAAATTATGGGCGATGAAAACGACGAATCTGGCAATGTTAGCATTCTTACTAATGCTAACAGCGGTATGGATTTTGCATTTGGCGCTGAAAATTCTGCCGGTGCTATTACACCAAGGGGTATCAATGATTTTAGTGGTACCGAAGCAGCGTACGGTTTAGACCCATCCAGATATACTGTAGTAGGTATTGATGAGAATGGAGACCCAATTGTTGTCGAGCGTGACCCCGGTGTAATTACTGGCCCTGGTAGTGTTCCGGGGTCTAATGGTGCTGTTGGTGCGGGAGGTAGTGGCACTGCTGCTAATCCGGGGGGTAATACAGCCGTCAAACCTACAACCCCCAAAACTACAACTCCTGGCATTAAAAATCCTTTTACAGGAGATAATGCGATGGGTAATATTCTGGGGCTTCTTTTGGCTCTTAAAGCCCTAAAAGGTGGCGGCGGCGGGGGTAATAAAACCAAACCTATTAACCCTAATGCTTATACTTTTAATCGTAAGCCGTTAGCTCAGCCTACCTATACACCCTATAGCGGTAGTTCTTCCCCGGTCATGGGGCGCAAGAATTTTGAAGACGCTACCTACACTGTAAAAGCTGCTGAAGGTGGGTTAATGGGGATGGCCATGCAAAACGGTCCTATGCAAACACCATACCCAGCTAACCCCATGTCGGGGGGTGCATCTCAGTACGGTAGTAGCGGAGTGCAATTTGGCGGTAATAGTGGCATGAATTTTGGCCTGCAACGCATGGACTCTCAAAGTGCCGCTGAAGGTGGCGTTATGGGCCTAGCCCGTGGTGGTAGCGCGAAGCACCCGCGTTACTTACAGGGTATTACAGACGGCATGGCTGACAAACTATCCACAAACATTGATGGGAAACAGCCTGCGGCACTTAGCCATGGGGAGTTTGTTATCCCTGCGGACGTAGTGTCTCACCTGGGAAATGGTAACTCCGAAGCTGGTGCTAAACAACTGTACAAAATGATGGATCGTATTCGCCTAGCCCGTACAGGTAATAAAAAGCAAGGTAAACGCATCAATCCTGAGAAGTTCACTCCCGGAGGCATTGCTGGCTACGCTGGTGGTGGAGTAGTTGCATTTACTGCGGGGGGTATTACTCCTGAAGGCACTACTACTGTAGAATCAAATTTAGCATCTTACGCCGCGCCTGGTATAACTGACTATATTGAGAGAGGGACTGCGTTAGCTAAATCACCGTATCAAGCCTATACCGGGCCTCTGACTGCGGGCACTTCGCGTTTACAGCAACAAGCTTTCACGAATGCATCCAACTTGCAAATCCCTGCTGCTATGGGGCAAGCCTCAAAGATGGTAGGTGATGCGGGTAATAAGTTAGGGGCGCTGTCTTACAATGCCGCCCCCGTAAGCAGCACTTATAGTGCGCCCACAGGATATACCGCTGGGCAAGTTGGTAACGTGTACTCTGGTACAGGTGTCTATAACCCGCAAAGCGCCACCAATCAATTTTCTAATCCCGCTGCGTACCAAGCTGGAAGTTTTAATAATCAGTATTCTGATGTAGGGCCATATAACGTAGAGAAAGTTGGTAATCAATATACCGGCACAGGCGCGTATAACGCACAGGCCGCTACCAATCAATTTACCGGGCCTGCGGAATATAAAGCTGGGCAATTTGGTAATCAATATACCGGCACAGGCGCGTATAACGCACAAAAAGCCACTAATCAGTTCTCTGGCCCTGACACATATAAAGCTGGTCAGTTTGGAAATCAGTATAAAGCAACTGACCCATACGCAGCTAGCGACATGCAGCTAGACAAGTTTAATACTGCGCAGATGCAGCAGTATATGAACCCCTATCTGCAAATGTCATTAGAGCCACAGATTGCAGAAGCGCGTAGGCAGTCGCAGATTACCCAGATGGGGAACGCAGCGAAACTTGCGCAAGCAGGTGCATTTGGCGGCAGTCGTGGCGCGTTGATGGATACTGAAACTCAACGTAATTTATTGCAGAACTTAGCAGGAATTACTGGGCAGGGGTATAATACTGCTTACAATACTGCGCTAAACTCGTTTAATACTCAGCAAAGCTTAGGACTGCAAGCACAACAGGCTAATGAAGCCTCGCGGCAATTTGGCGCTAATCAAGGGCTATCTAACGCGCAGAATGCAGCCCAGTATGGTATGGCGGCACTAAACGCTGGTGAAGCTTCACGGCAGTTCGGCGCTAATCAAGCCATGACTGCTGCACAGCAACAAGCGCAATACGGCCAAGCTGCGCAAGCGCAGGATATGCAAGATCGTCAGTTTAGCGCCAGTCAAGCACTATCTAACGCGCAGAATGCAGCGCAATACGGCATGGCAGCGCTAAATGCTGGAGAAGCCTCTCGACAGTTTGGAGCTAATCAGGCAATGACCGCTGCACAACAGCGGGCACAATACGGCCAATCTGCACAAGCGCAGAACGCGCAAGAGCGTCAATTTAGTGCTAGCCAAGCATTGGCAAATGCACAGAACGCAGCGCAGTTTGGACAGTCGGCAGCACAATTAAATGCCAACCAACAACAATTTGGCGCTAATCAAGCCCTATCTAATGCCCAAAATAGAGCGCAGTATGGGTTGGCAGCTTTAAATGCTGGCGAGGCTTCACGACAGTTTGGGGCCAACCAAGCAATGACTGGGGCGCAAGCCGCAGCGCAGTATGGGCAGGCTGCACAGTCGCAGAATGCTAATCAACAGCAGTTTGCGGCTAATCAAGCTTTGGCAAACGCACAAAACGCAGCGCAGTATGGGTTAGCAGGGTTTAATGCTAATGAGCAAGCTCGACAGACCCAAGGGTCACAGGCACTAGCCAACGCTCAAAATGCAGCCCAGTTTGGACAATCTGCCCAGGCTCTAAACGCTCAGCAACAACAGTTTGGTGCTAATCTCGGGTTGAGTGGTCTGCAAGGGCAGCTTAATGCTGGTACTGCATTGGGGGGATTGGGTATGCAACAGGGTCAATTAGGGCTTGCTAACCTTAATACTCAATCTGCTCTGGGTGCCACACAACGCGGTATTGAACAAGAGGGTATTGACGCACTGTATAAGCAGTACGAACAAGAACGCCTTGACCCGTACAAACAAATCGAATTCCAAAAGAGTCTATACACTGGGCTACCTCTTGATTCAGCAAGTAAGGGGTATAGTCAGTCAGACTTAGAAAAGATTATGACCGCTTTAGGGCTTGGCACTGCTGTTAGAGATACGGTTAGTGCCCCCCGTTAAAGGAGTAAAATAATGTACAACCAACAACAAATTACTCAACTTGATCCGCTTACCCAGGCGCTGATTACCTTGAAGCAAGGTGCCAATCCCACCGCCCCTAACGGTAAGCCGACTGTTGCAGCACAAACAATGTCAGCTATGCAGCCCCAACAATCGCAGATGCCCCCGCAAGGTATTATGGGGATGGCGCCGCAAGAGGGGCAACCTCAATCACAGGGTATTATGGGGGCGGCTCAAAATGCAGCAACGGGTGCTGCCATCCAACAGATGCAGGAACAAGAGAAACAAAAAGCTCTTATGCAAATGGCGCAGCAACAGCAACAAGCGCAACAACAGCAATTTATGGCTGCTGAAGGCGGGTTAGCTATGCTCCCCGCTAGGAATATGGGGTTTAGGGAGGGTGGCATTATCCCTACAGCAAACTATGCTAGGGGTGGTCGTATTGATCTGTCGGGTATTGAGTATGGTAAAGTTTTTGACCCGGCGTTAGCCGGAATCTTAGGTGGATTACCCCCAGGCATTAGGCCCCCTGAATTGCCGCCGGAAGTAGAAAGCCCTGAGCAGAAGAGGATGAATACACTCGAACAACAGATGTTAGCACTACAGAGTAAAAGACCAGACTTCACTGCACAGCTTATGTCCGCACTTGATGCAGATAAACAAGCTAGGGAAAAGATTGCTGCTGCACAAGCTGCAAATGCACCTGATACCCTATCTAGGTTAGGAAGCTTAGCCCGTGATTATACAGGGGGTGGTATGCGCGGGGTTTCAGAAGGTGTAGAACGGGATAGGAAAGCAGCAACTTCACGCATGGAGGCGGAACGCGAAGCTAATAGGTTAGACGCGCTTGAACGTGTTAAACTTCAACAAGCACAATACGCTATGGAAGTTGGTGATATTGACAAAGCCAGGGAGCGTACTAAAGAATTAGCGGGTATTCGCAACCAGCAAAACCAACTTAGGCAGACTGAATTTAAGACTGGAGCCGATATTTACGGCACTCGAATTGGTGAGCAAAACAACACTCGCACTAATGCTTCAGCAGATGCGCGTAACCAAGCAACTTTAGCTGCAGAAGCTGAACAAAATAGACTACGTATGGCGTCACAAGAACGCATTGCGGGAATGGGGCAAGCAGATAGAGGTAGTAAAGAGAATCTGGCTATGTTCAAAGCTATGGTTGATTCTTCTGGACTCAAAACAAAGCTTAAAGAGTTGTCTGCTAGGCAGTATAACCCCAAGCTAAAAGAAGACTACGCTAAAGCAGTAAAACAACTTGATGAATTGGCAAAAGAGTACGGAGTGCCCGCTAATGTTGCGCGTATTCTAGTAGAGATGGACTCTCCCAATACCACTCCTACTGCTGGTGCGCCCGGTGCCGCGCCTACTAAAGCCCCCAAATTCTTAGGGTTTGAATAATGCCTATCGCACGCTACCAAATGTCTGATGGGCGTATCGCCCGCTTTGAGGTGCCTGAGGGCACCACCCCAGAACAAGCGCAGCAGTTTATTGAGTCAGAAGTTGCACGCCCTAATTTTGGTGTCAACACTGCGCGCACAGGGAAGCAAGCATTTACTGACCCACTTTTTAGTGTAGGGGCGGGGTTAGGTAATTTAGCGCAGGTTCCTGGGCAGCTAGCTACCCTAGCAGGTGCTACAAATGTAGGCCCAGCTTTAGCAAAGCCAGGGGAAGCAGTAACTAACTACTTTAAGTCTTTGCAATCTGAAGGGCTTAAAGCCCGTGAGGCTATCCGCAACAAGGCTATGTCTGATGCGGAAAAAGAAGGTGTCTTAGCTGAGTTTACTACAGCTATTAAACAGACTGTTACTGACCCCGCGCTACTGTCTACTTTTGTTTTCGAGCAATTGCCCCAACTGTTAGGGCCGCAAGCTGCCGCGTCTGTAACGCGGCAATTAGGTATGGGCGCAGTGAAAGCTGCTACTACAGATGCGGCTAAAACTTTAGCAGAAAAAGCGTTAGCTAAAAAAGCTACTGCGGCTGCTGTAGGCACTGGCGCTGCCATGCAAGGTGTAGACGTAGGCTCTGATACGTACAAAGAAGCATCAGAACTACTCAAGAAACAATACCCTGATATGCCCCCCGAAGAGCGTGAAAAAATTGCGCTTAATAAGGGGCGCGTTGCCGCGCTTGAAGCAGCGGGTATCTCTGTCGCTACAGGGCGTTTACCCGGCGCTAGCGCACTTGAAAAGCGCATGGCGGGGGTGCCTGGGGCTGGACGTATTAAAACTGCTGCTGGTGAGGCTTTTAGTGAGTCAATCGAAGAAGGTGGCGGTAAGTTTGCATCTAACGTAGGTTTACAGGAAATTGACCCTACTCGTTCACTCACACAAGGTGTTGGTAGTGCAGCAGGTTTAGGCGCACTGGGTGGGGGCACTCTTGGCGGTATCTTGGGCGGGCGCAGCGCTGAAGCGGCGCAAGTCGCCGCCGCTGGCGAAGCCCCGGCAATGTCCCCAATCAACGTTGCATTGGCCGCTGAGCAGGCGGCTGCAGCCCAGGAGGCTGCGAAAGCTGCCGCGTCTTCTGAGAAAGATGTTTCAGGTAAAGCCACTACTGAAACCGAAGTCCCGCCCCCAAAGGTACGTAAGAGAGGTGCCAAAAATGTTGCAGTCCCCCCTGTTGTCGAATCAGGAGAAGCTACAGCTATTGAGCAAATTGGAGCCGGAACAACTGTCCCAAGCATGGGAGTGGATAGCCAGCCCGATGCAGACACCGCCCCCGTTCAAACTGAAACAGCGGGAGTGGGAGTTTCTGAGCTACCTGCTACAGATGGAAATGCACCTGAAGGACTCACAAACCCTACAGTAGTTGTAGGGGAGAAAAGCTATACTATTGTCGATCAGGATGAAGGTAAGTTTATTGTAAACGGCGGGATGAAAATTCCACGTGCAGGTAAATTAGGTAAAGCTATTGCTGCGCAGCTTGAGGCGCAAACTGCCCCCACTATTGAAGCACCAGCGGCTATTGAGGCTGCTGCGCCTGCCCCCGCTATTGAAGCGCCTGCGGCTATTGAGGCTGCTGCGCCTGCCCCCGCTATTGAAGCGCCTGCGGCTATTGAGGCTGCTGCGCCTGCCCCCGCTATTGAAGCGCCTGCGGCTATTGAGGCTGCTGCGCCTACT